TATGGCCATTTAAATATGAGTACCAACCATGTTCGATAGCATCATACGCTCTTCCACGATGATATAGGATTCGTTGACTGAGTCCTATCTTCAAATTACCATCCGTAAGCGTCAGCTACCAGTTCGCGGCCTGATTGGGCAGCAACTGTGTTCCGGCATGAAATGTCATACAAGTCTTTGCGCATGGCATTAACAAGTTCAGTAGCGTGAGCTTGAGCTTCGAATGTAGTGGCCAATTGCTCTAACTTACGTGCACCAATTTTGCTGTGGAAACCTTCGTCCCTAGCAATCTTAGCATAAGCACCACTGATAAATGTGTCTTCAATGCAATCAGCCATTTGATCCCATACGGCTTCGGCACGACCTTCTGCAACCAACTGATATGCAGCCAATGCAATTGGATCAGTTTCTGCACCGTATTTGGCCAACAAACCAGCACCTTTGGCAGTGGGTTTTGCGGCTTCTTTGGCCATGGCAGCGGCTACATCAACTGGTGAACCTTGGATGTGCTCGATTACTTCTTTGACCAAACGGAAGTGAACTGCTTCGTCGTGAGCTTGTTGAGTCAGCAACTGCAATTCAGCTGGATCTGCGTCTGCACCAAGCTCTGCAACTTGACGACTGATTTCAACCATGTTCATACGCTCATTGACCATGCGGCCGATGAAGTGTTCTACCAATTCTTCTTGTGCTGGCTTGCTGTCAAAGTAAGCTTTGACATTGTGCTTGCTGGCTTCGAAAAGTGCTTGGTTGTCTTCAACAATCTTGTTGACAAAATCTTTTGCGTTCATAAGTTCTCCTTAAATATATATGAAAAAAACACAACAGAGACAAAAATTTTGCCTCTGTTGTAGAATTATTTATCTAATATGGAAAAATCTTAATGAATACTAAAATTTTTAATCTAATTAAAGAAAATTTACACTCTGCCTTTAATTTACCCAAGTATCAAAATATCGTCATAGACGAAAATACACGGGTTGATCAGCTACCATGGACTCCTGCTCGTTATCGTAAATTTAAAGATGCAGTAGAAGCAGAATTAAGCTTGCCGTGCGATTATGTGGGCACATTAAAAAATATCGTAACTGACCTTAGCGAACGATATATCTTGCGTTTTTTTGGTGAAATATGGAAGCCACGCACCGGAGACTATGATTATACAGGCTGGAATCTAGTAGATCAAATTAACGCACAAGATCCACAAAATGTCTTAGATGTAGGGTGTGGCTACCATCCATTCAAAGGCCGTATCAAAAATCTTGTCGGAATTGATCCTTACAATAACTGTGCCGATTACGAAGTTGATATTTTAGATTACAAAGTTACCCATAAACATGATCATATACTAGCACTTGGCAGTATTAATTTTAACAGTAGAGACGAAATTGAAGCAAGATTTGCTCATTGTGTAGATTTATTAGCGCCCGGCGGTAAATTTTACCTACGTGCCAATCCGGGAATCACACATAAAACAGGACCTTATGTAGAGATTTTTCCCTGGACATTTGAAATAGTAAATGAATTTGCTGAAAAATATAATCTTAAACTATTAGAATTTAAACGAGATGGCAATGAGCGCCTATACTTTTCTTATCAAAAGCTTGAATAATATAATCAGCGGCCAATGCATGCGCCTGTTCCAGTGGATGACCTATTTCTGAAATAAGAAAGTTATTTTTTCTGCTCCACTCTTGAAAATTTAATCCTTCAAATGTTGTCATATATGTTTTTATATATTTTTGCATTTCTGTAATTGCAGGAGTGGTATTCCATTTATCATCAAACAATAAATGATCCATATAGGTCATTATAAAAGGAATAGATTTTTCTTTAAGAAAATCAATAGCTTGTTTTATATACACTAAATTTACTAACTTATCTTGCAATTCTGAGTGTAAATTTTTATAGTAAACTCGAGCAGTTTCGGTAGTGTCTATTGGCATTAGGGTTGCCCAGGGCCGCCCAGGCCACGGCGAGTTTTCAATACAATAATCAAATCTGTCTATCCAACTCCACCCAACGATACAAATCGTTTCGTCATTCACTGGGCCAGCAAAATGACTCATTAATCTTTCTAAAATTTGTAAATTGCCAGACCCTGGTCTGGCATGCGTGTGATATTGATAATTGTAATGTTTTGCAAGTAAGGCTGGCCAGGTCAATCGACTACCAGTGGCATAAAGTCCATTTTTGCCATCATCGGCTAGTTCACTACCAAAAATAAAACTACATCCAAAACTTTTAACTTGCATAGGTAATTATATACCTAGTTTTAGAATAATGATTAAATTCCTGCGGCGTGTTGTATAGCGCGAATAGCAGGATCGTCTTTTTCGTAGATAGACTTTGTAGGTAAGCCTGCTGCCACTCTGACTTCATTTAAGTCTTCATCATGTATTTTGCGATATGCTTTGGGACTCAATGGCACCATGGCTTCAAATGCTTCACGTGAGAATGGTACTTCTTTTCCATCATAGTGCATTAACCAATCATCTGGAGTAAACTCTGTAAGTGTATCCAAATCTGTCAGCAATGTTTCTACATGCCCAGCGGCTGTGCTACGACGACGTATTTCAACATACACTAGGAAACGATTGGGGCGAATTTCACCTGGTGATTTGTCAGCATCAACCACAAAGTCATAGCCTTTTTCGAACCAGTTCATGAGATCTTTGGCGGCCTGTTGGTCACGTACAAAGAAACTCAACACGATGATATCGTCATCGTCGCCCATTTTACTGCTAAATTCGTCAACGTGGATTGTGGGTTTCATCAACCCTTCAAGATCCTTATACCCTAGGCTTTCAAATAGCCACTGGGGGCTGGATTGCTGATGGTTGTTGTAGTTGTTGTGCATTTTGTTGTTGTGCATTGTTGTCAGTCTGGAATGATTGTTGATCTAGATCTTGCTCGTAAGCACTGTCCAAATCTTCAAGGTCAATGTCTTGATCTTCTAGTTCAACTGAGCCGGTACGTATATCACTCATTAAGGCTTTGGGCATGACTATTTCTACCAGCCATACTTTTTTCTCTACAATTTTAGCCTTGTGTGTGCCCGGACGAAAATCGCTAGGATCTTCGATCTTAACAGGAATCTTCATGTTGGTCTTTTTGTAGCGAACTTCGCAGTCAAATGGCAATAGTCGTTTGGCGCCACGTGGGTCTGGCATGAGTTTTTCTGGCCACATAAAAATGCAACCCACACGATATTTGCCAATTTCTGGGCCTTGCACTAATTCGCCAATGGCCCAGTTTTTAAAAGCATACAAATCTAATTCGTCTAATACACGTTCAAAGTCCAACAAGCTCAGCAAACTTCCTTCTGACATATAAATGTCGCGGATGTTTTCTGCAACCTGCCAGTAATCACTGTGGTCTTTGAATAATTCTTGATCTTTAAGTCCCATATGATTATTTAGCGCATTCGATCAAAGACTAATTTATTAAAAATATTGAGCCAAGAGTAATACTTAGTTTGATTTTAAAAAATATCAATACCCACTAAACTTTTGATTGTCTAGACCTAAATACTTTACCAGCAGCAATTGTTGGCATTTAACCATATGGAGAATAGCACTTGAGCAGACAAAGAGCCGCAAAAGCACATCGTCATATGAACCCAGTAGAAAACACTATAAGTTTTAACCAAGCACTTCCAAAAATATCCTCTCGTAGGGTAGAATTGGTTCCTAGAACTAGGAATCAGGAACGTTTGGTGCTGGCTCTTCAAGATGAAGCGCAACACATCGTAGTCACAGTTGGACCCGCAGGTACTGGTAAAACTTACCTTGCCATGTTGGCCGCTGTAAAAGCACTTAAAGAAGGAGACTGTAAACGCATAGTTTTAACACGCCCAGCGGTGGGCGTTGAAGGCGAACAACATGGATTCTTACCGGGCAACCTAGTTGCCAAAATGGAACCTTGGACTCGTCCGTTATTAGATGTTTTACGAGAGTACTATCGCCCGCAGGAAATTGCAGGTATGATAGAGGATCAAGTGATAGAAATAGCCCCACTGGCGTTTATGAGAGGTAGAACTTTCAAGAACTCATGGATCATTGCAGACGAAATGCAAAACGCAACACCCGCCCAGACCAAGATGCTGATGACACGCATAGGTGTACACAGCAAAATTGTAATCACTGGAGACATAGAACAAGCCGACCGTAGTAATGGCGACAATGGACTGTTAGACCTTTGTCAAAGACTGGGGGAAGGGGGTGTAAATGGTATTGCTGTGTGCGAGTTGTCAGCTCGCGATATTCAGCGACACGAGATCATAGGATCCGTATTAAAACTTTACACTGACTGACCGGTGACAATCCGATACACATCACGCCAATTTTTTACCAGCGTGATGTGTTCATGATAATAGTGCATGTTATGACCGTGTTCAATGACTAAAGATCGTAATCCTACTGCATGTCCGGCTTCGGCATTTACAGGTTTGTCTTCGATCCACCAGCATCCTGTGTCTCTATATTCTTCTAGGGCTTCGTTTTTGTCAGCACCAGTGGGCAAACACAACACACGTTCAAATGCTGTCTTGCCAAACAACTTAGCCAAGTTCATTTCACGTAATCGTACTGCATTAGGATCTGTGCTCAGACTTGTGATGCAGTGAAATCTATAGCCATGTTCTTCATGTAATCTTTTAACATAGTACATGGCATCACGTAATGCTGGCAGGAATCCAATTGCAGCACTTTCGTTGAATAGTCTGATTAATCTGCGAACTTGATCTTTAGGAATACCGTAACGTTCACTCATTTCATAACTAAGTTTACTCCCAGGAACTTCTTCAAATCCATGTTCTTGCATCCAAATATTAAATGCATATTCCCAATCTAATAGTACACCATCTGAATCAACTAGGATCAGTCGATCTAGATTCTTCCATTTTGAGCTCATGTCCATTTTCCTTAAACAACCGTTCCATAGTTGCTTGATAGTGTTTGTAATAATAGGCTACAATTGTATCCCACTCCTTCGGCATACTTTTACCGTCGATAACACATTTTAACACAACTTGGTCTCGAAAGTCAAGTATAATACTTGCCGTTTGTAGATCTTTAGGTTTAACACGATTAGCAACTGCCATAACTTCATCAATTTTTCCAGAAGCACGTTTAAAATATGTAAGGATCATGTATCTCATGTCAGTTTAATTCCTAAATATTGAACATGATCAAGTTGTCTACGACGATCAATTTGATCAATGTACATGCTTAACAATTCAGGCTCTCCTGGTTGTGCAATACTGGTTATCACTGCATCTGTTTGGCTGCGAAATATAGGATCTTGATTGTAAAAACGACTAAGTTTTATTTTTTCAAATCTTTGTGTAATTTCGGGTTTAAGATCATTTGGCAAGTTGTTTACACACAAGGCCGGTGGTGTAGTCAAATTAGTCAAGTTCCACATGTCTGCCAGGTGTTCGATTTTAACCAATTGATCGATGTTTATTACAGTTACTGCATCTACTACAGAGTTAAAATGTATAGTACAACCAATCTCTTTTGCCCATTCTAAATTGCGCATGAACTTGTCCCAGCGAATAGGCCAACGATGATATTCGTTGACTTTTTCAAATGCATCGACACTGACTGTCAGTGTGAGATTTTTTATTTGGCCAAGTGTTTGTGCCATTTCATTGCTTACTCTAGTTAAGTTTGTATTAATAACAATTTCTGGCTGTACAGACTGTGCTGCCACGGCCTGCAATAAATCTTTAAATTGATCGATGATCAATGGTTCCCCGCCTGCCAAGTACAATTTTTTAGCGGTTAGTAAACGATCAATATCAAGCCTCGGTAACAACGTTGATTTTGTTTGCCCTAGTTCTTTTTCCCACAATGAACTCTGGTCCGGGCCACAACTAATGCAAGCTAAATTGCATTTATTATCAAAGCGTATGTCGTAATAAAATGTTTGAAGTTTTTCCGGTGACCAATTTTCTATGTAGCTTTTGATTTCTGGATCACGCAACCATCTTATTGATTCTCGAATTCTAGGACTTATAGTTTTATTTTGTTCTAGTTTGTAACAACTTTGACAATGTGGTATTGGGTTACCTTCTAGAATTTGTTGTCTAAGAGCATTAGTTTCTACACTGTTGATTGTGTCTATAGGTGTGTGGCTGTAACAACACACCTTGCAAACTCCGTTAACATCCTGAAATTCTTCTATGAATGGTAGCACACAAAAGGCTCTATTCTTTAAAAGGTTCATTAAATTTGGCCGAGCTCAATTAATGTTGCACTCAAATTAATTTCTTGATCGGCTACCAATGGAACATTTACATAACCTTGGCGAATAATAATAATTGCTTGATCTTGTGTTTCTTGGTCCTTGCCCCATAAATCTAAATTATCATACAACCAACGAAACATTTCTTCCATTTCTTCTGCTCTAGCATTGGCGCACATGAGTTTTCTTGCTTCAAGTATGCGGCCAGATTTGAACAAATCCACCGCTGACAATTTCCAGTCTTGGCTGCTGTTGTTACCTTGCGGGGCAATTAGTGTACCTGTAGTGGAATTCATTTGACAACTATTCAAACACTTACGCAAGTCTGGATAAGTTGATCTAACATACGTGTCTAACGTGTCTAGATCAAACTCTATGTGTTCCTCCACAAGAACAGTAGCAATGCGAGCAGTGAACTCAGTGGTGTCGATTCGATCAATATGAAATCCTTGACACCTGGAATGGAGAGCAGGAATAACCCTATTGGGATAGTTGCAGGTCAGGATAAATCGTGCAGTGGCATGATACATTTCCATGACACCACGTAGTGCAGCTTGCCCATTGGGACTGATATAATCAGCTTCGTCCAACAGTACCACTTTGAATCGACCAAATGGCATTGTCTGCACAAAACCTGTGATCTTGTCGCGGATTGTATCTACTGAATTTTCACGGCTGGCATTTATTTCTAACACATCATATGAGTCTATGTCAAGCAAATTAATTAATATTTTTGCCAAAGTAGTTTTACCCACACCCGGAGCTCCTGAGAACAACAAATGTGGAATTGATCCTTCTCGAACCCAGCTTTCTATTTGTTCTCGTTGTGCGGAATCTTTGAATACATAGCCATCTAGTGTATTGGGTCTATACTTTTCTGTCCAGAGTTCTTTCATTTTGTTTGTCTTTAGGGTTTTTAAGTTGAATAATAGGAGGATGCAGAGCACAACGACCTTGGCGATAATCACATTGAGGTGAGTATTCTCGGCGGCAGGTTGTACATTTCATGATTTTAGTATGTTAATTATACGCTCTTGTTCAATTTCATGCAACCACTCGTTTTCTCCGGCAAAGCTACTACAAGATGCAAGTGCTTCGTCTATTTGCCATTTGAGTCGATATAAATCTTGTTTAATGTCAAATTGCATAAATCCATCGTTGTATGGAGTTGTTGCTTCGTGGCGCATGGCCCAGATTTGATGCCGAATAGCATTCATGTCCCAGTCTTTTCTATGGCCCATTAGTCTCTGGTTTGTTTGGCTACGTTGACTGCATCACTCATGGTGTCGTCTTGTGGCTGAATATCACTGACCATTAGAATGTCGTTGGGATCAATTCTTCTTAGTGTTTTCTTACCCGACTCGTCTTCAATGTCGATGCCACGAGTCCAGCGTCCATGCGCTACACAAATCCATTGTCCCACTGTGACATCAGACTGCTCAGGGCCTACTGCATACACTTGCCCCCATCTTGGTCTAATACCAGACCCAGTGCCATTATCATTGGGAAGTATAATACCTGAACTGGTTATGCGTTGATCAAATATCATTTCCGAAACAATAACACTATTGCTTAATGGATGAATTTGACTTTGTCTAAGTTGATGAGGTTGAAATGCCAATTTTGTCATGTTAGATCCTGTTTACTCCGGGTTTAAACTGTTTGATTTCTCTTGGCGTTTTTTCTTTTTCTTGCACTACAGTTCTTGATCGTGCAATGGCCGCAGCTAATCCACCTCCAGTAGGGGCAGTATCAATGGGTGTGGGGTCCACTGGTGTTGTACCAGCTGGTGTGGTATCTTCTACAGGAGAAACTGCAATTTCTTGTTGAGCTTGCTTGGCTCGTCGAGCATGTACATTGCTGGTATGTACTGTTTGATCAGACACATTAGTTGCAATTTGTCGTTGATGTTGACGTTGTACTTGTTGATTTTTAGAATCAATAACTCGATTTGAGCTATCCAATCTATCACCACGAGCATTCACATTCATATTACCAACTGCTCTAACATTTTCATTTTGCAATATAAGTTGTCCCAAATCAACTGTCTTGCCTTGTGCAGTTCTATAAGTTCTACTGGTCATATTTGTTTCCTTTAAACGATTGCATATTTAACGCAAAAACTCATGTACATTTAAATTGTAATATAAACTGTCAATTTTGTGTACGCCTAATTTATATAACACAAAGCTAGCAACACTTGATCCTCTTCCTACTCCCCAAATTACTTGATTTTGAGTCATAACATCTACTAGATATTTTAGATATTGTAGTAATGGAAATAAATTACGTTCCTGATACAACAATAATTCTTCGCCGCACCTTTGCAGTTCTGGTTCGTTGGTGCACAAATTTAAAATGTATTGGGCAATGTCCAACTGACTGTATTCTTCAGGCATAAACCATGTGTGTTGCTGAACAGTATCCCAGTCTGGCAAAGACATCTCTACATGTTCATCAAATTTTCGATAAAATATGGTATCTGGAAAATTCTCAACGAATTCTACTACTCGTTCAATATCCACTGAACTATCAACTAACATGCCTTTTAAACTCGCAATCTCACGGCCTTGCATTAACAGATCACAAACATCTGTTTCGTTGAATATCATCTCACCAAATTTATTCTGTTGCATTTGTTTTGTTAAAGTCTGCAAATACTATTGTGTTTCCAAATTCTGCATCATCAGTGCCCACAGGCCAAGATAGATCTAACTCTCTCCAGGCCTGTGCATTGGGCATTTCTACCACTTTGTCTGTGTCTAATAAATCGCTATCACATTGTTCAAGATCAGGAGATGTCCACCAAGCAGGTCTATTTTCTATTTCGGGACTTTCTATTTCGTTGTGTAGGTACACCATGGCATCGCCCATGGCACTGCTAATTTCCGTTTCGGCTATGGTTATTCGACCTTCCATGACAGCATTGAGTTTGTAGTACAACATGATACCTACCAACTGGTCAACCGGATCAGTGGGCATTGTGGTTATTCTTAAACCTGCCTGAATATATTTTTCACACTGTTCTTGATGCTCACTGCTGATCAAAATTGAACTGTCAATGCAATTGTAAACAAAATATTTTATTCGTTCAAATGCTATGGTATGACTTTCGGGATCAGTGGTACGAGTCATCATCCAAAGTTTTAATATATAGGAGTTCATCTGCATGACTCCATTATAGTATACACCAGCAGTAAAATGAAGATCTGTGGAAATTCTTGCGTTCATGAGATGTTGATTATCTCATCAAAATTGTTGTTGTCATCTCGACGAATTTTATCTTGATATTTGGTTTGAAAACTTTCAATGGCCATACGTATTTGATTGCAAAGATCGGCATTGCCTGTGCGATAAGCAATGCTGAGTTTTCGTTGAAGTTCTGTGACTTTTTCTAACAGTTGTTCTTCTGTTAGATCATTTAGATTAGCGATTAACGGATGTTCCATACGTTAATTGTACAAGATTGTTGACTGTCAGTCAACTGATTTGGTCAAGCAAATGCCGCACCATTGTTACCAATACAGTACCATTTGGCGTTGACATACTGCAATGTACAACCCACGCCTCTGCCGCTAAATGTAATATATCCTGCGCCGGCTGCTACCCACCCTGCATTGGTCACTGTGATGACCATGGCACCAGCAGTGGTGTCAACTGCTGAAAATGTTTTGATTTGTCCAGCAACACCTGCGGCCAATGTCGCAGCTTCGGTACCAGCAGTAGTAAAATAACTTGAGGTAGTGGCCAAACTTGCACCAGTGCTGGGCGCCAAATCTTCAGCAGTATTATTAAACGGAGTAATCAGTTCGTTTGCCTGGGCAACTGATACTGTTGTGCCACCGTTGCTGGTAGTAAATTGGAAAGCATAAGTTCCCACTGCAGCAAAAGTTATTGTATTTGTGGCGGTGTTGATACCTTGTATTCCAGCAGTGTTAACAGTGACTGCAGCAGGCAATTGTAAAGTATGAGCTACGCTTACAACTGTGACTTGAAGCACCACTGTTGCAACTTTTCCAGCAGTTGGAAAATTACTGAATCCCAATGTTATTGCACCACTGGTAGTTAGTGTTTGATATGATCCAAGTGAATAATTTACAGTCACTGCACCACTTAAAGTACCCAATGCAACCAATGGCGTGTACATGTTTTGCAAATAACCATTGGCCAATGTGCTGGTCAACAAGTTATTAAACACAGGTGTAGTACTGGTTGCCAAATCTGTTGTTAGCACAGAATTGTTTTGTAGCGCAGTAATTTCATTGGCCGCATACTGGAAATTAGTTGCAGTATTAGTGAAGTTATCACGAAAACCTTGACTGTTGTTATCTTGCCCGGCCACTGGATAAGCGCCGTTGATGTTGTTTGGGTTAATTGCACTGGTCATAATGTGTCCTGTTTATTCTAAAATGTTCCGTTTGGGAAATACAAGGTATTTATCGTAGGCTTGAGTGTTTGAGTACATATCTACCGGTGCAGTAAACAACAAACTATTACCATCAAACGTGGTGGCCACTCCTGGAACTGTTTCTATATCCCAAGTTGCGCCTGTGCCCGTGCCTGAGATATTTGTGCCTATTATGTTATAAAACAACTCGCCAGCGGAATTAAGTGGTGCTTGTCCTGTGCAGAAAGCTGATTCTATTGTGCCATTTATATCTACAGTATTGACTACAAGCAATATATCATTTAACACATCTTGTCCACCGACTTGTGACCCAAAAATCTTGATTTTATCACCAATGGCATAGCCCGTACCACCGTCGAAGATCAAACTGGAATCATTGGGTACCGGTAGTTGATAATGGCATTCAACATCAAAGCTTACCCAGCTGGGTGGGGTCGGCGTCCATTGTTGCTCGGTCCTGTTCCAATTATGAGTTAGTAAATTGTCCAGCTCATATCTATCAACTTGATAGTCAATTGTGTTAAGACTATCACCAATGGTGGTTTTGATGTTGTAGGCAATTTGGCCACTTTGTCCTGGTTTACAATAAGCAATCACCCAGGCCGGCACAAAACCCAACACCTGTCCATTTGTTTGTTTACTGGTCATCCAGCGTGGAAGCACATTACTGATTTGGCCAATGACATCAATGACCTGAGTTCGCATGTTTACCAAACTGTTAGGATACACTGTGTTGATATCTTGATCGGTCACAGGATAGGGCAAAGTGACTTCTTTACCCACACTTTGACCTTGATTGTTCACAAGATCGTCAATGATTTTGCTATACACAATTTCATATATCACATTGCCCTGGGCATCTAATGCCTGTGCAGTTTCTATGCTGCCTAACACTAAATTTTTCCAGTAGTGATTTAAATTTAAACTGGCCACATAGGCATCCAATGTGTCTGCTGTTAACCCATAAGCGTGATAATAAACAATATTATGAGCAACACCAAAATTTGGATCGTTGTATCTGTAAATCAAATCAGGTGTGAACACTGTGGAATTCTGCAAAAATGTGTTTATAAATGTTCGATCATTTTGCGGAGGCATTGCCTGGATATAAAGATTGTCAAATAGCTCATTGAATCGACGTATTACAGTTATGGTAAATGTTTTGGTGACATTTACAACACCATTGACACTGAACGCAAGAACTGTAAATGTGTGGCTGAGATCAAATGTTGTTTCTGTGGTACTGGTTGCAGGATTTATAACTATATTGAATAAAGGATTATTTGAAACATCAAACGTAGTAGTTCCACCATCTAATGCAAAGGTATTAAAACTTACTCGTCCAGCAATGTCTCCCGAAGTCAGTAGTTCCAGACCTTGGGGTAAATTGCTTGCACTTCCCGAAACCAATTGATACTGTAAACTCAACCCAGAAGTGCTAACAGCTTGTATATATAATGTACTGGTTGTCCCGTTGTCTATAGTGCCTAAGTTACTTGGTGTCAACCAAACAACGTCACTGCTCAATGGGCCTGTCACAGTCAAACTATAGTTATAAGGATTACTGATAACATCCGGATTTGCAGTTTCGTAGGCTCTAACTGAAAATGGATATGTTATTGATGCCAGCCCCAATGGAGGAATGTATCCATATAACCATCCTGAATTAGGATCTAGTGTTAATCCTGCAGGAGTTGTGTTAGCTATAAATTTAAATGGTTGGTTATTAAAATCAACTCCTGTAAACTGGAAGGTATAAAAATTATCACTTCTAACCGTGCCAATGGACCCAATGGGATTCAGTATGATTGGCGGTACCGTTGGACTAACGTCAGCAGTTATGAATGTGCTGTCTGCAGTGATCACTGTATTGTCGGCCGTCATGGCAGAACGTGCATACACAAGAATATTAAATGCTCGTGTATCATTGGCAGCACCATTGCTGACTCTAAGAGTAAATGGATAATTAGTTTCAGTTGGCGTGGGTGTGACAGTGGTATTAGGGCCAACAAATCCTGAAATCACGCCTGACAATGATATAGTAAGTCCTGGTGGCAGTGATCCGCTGATCAGTGTCACCACTGAGGCAACATAAATGTCTGGATTAAATGTTTGAATTTGTAGGCCACTGACTTGTGTGCCATCATAGTAGGTTGCGACAGTGCCAGGTGGTGTCACAAATGTTGGTGTGTTTTGACCTGTTACAGTTATGGTAAATGTTCGATCTGCTAATCTATCAATCACAGTGTGACCCGACACAACTCTTTCTGTATAAGCTCTGACTGCAAACTTGCTGGTTAAATCGACTGGCACAGGTGCAGGAATACCTTGTGCAGTAGCCTGTGCTGAAGGATTGCCGCCCAATATGCCCGATTCATCCACATACATTCCAACGGGTAAACTACCTGCAATAACTTGATAATAAACAGTGTCAGCTGGAGCAACCGCAACTAACGGGATAGAGTAAAATACTCCTTCTGGTATTGTTCCTAAATTGCCAGGCGGTGTAACCCAAACTGGTTGTGTCATAGTGATCAAACTCTTCCAACTACAATTTCTATTGTCCCGACATCGCCATCAAATGATTCTAATGCCTTGCCGATTATGGTTCCGACCGGCGGATTCAATTGTGCCCTTGCTCGACCATTTCCGGCTGCAACCATTAATGCTCCTTTGGTAACTGGGCCTTGCACTTCACACGGGACTCGGCCCATTAAGGCTACGCTAACAACATGTTCGCCAGTCAATCCGGTGTTCATAGAATATGCCGGTGTTGTAGATACCACTCCTGCTACTGCAGGGTCTTGATCGCTATCACAGAATGTTATTTCAGCAGGCCCTCCAAAACTAACAACAGTTCCTGGCACATAGTATGCATCACCTAAATAACATTCTGCCAAGTCGGCGTACTGGGCCGACGTTGCTTTAGCAAATACAGTATTAAAATATGAGCTAGAACTACCAATGTTTCCACTGGCATTACCGGCGCCATTTATAATAGCAGTTCCAGTACTAGATGTAGTAATGGAAACAACATTTGATATATTACTGCCAGTCAAATCTATGTCATTTCCCGAGGGCAGTTCTTGAATTTGAGAACTTCCAGAATTTATAATTAACGGTATCCAAGTTGCCATGATGTTTTTCCAATTCTAAAATATTTATGCTGATGTATACACAGTTACATTACCCGATCTTGCAAGCACATTAAAACTTCCATTTGAGGCCAATGTTATACTAACTGGTGTTGTACGTCGTCCTACCACAAGATACCGAGTAAAAATATTACCGTTGAAATAAAGATTTCCGGTGGTATTTAAATTTCCAGCAGTTAAATTACCTGTGGCACTGATCAATCCACTAGTAGTGAGATTACCAGCAGTGAGATTACCAGTGACTGACACGGTACTATTGGCCAATATACCGGTGTTGGTAAAAGTTACTATGTTATAATTACCGCCAACGCTGATAATAATATTGCCGTCGGTGGACGGAATATTGATATTGCTTGTGCCGTTATTGATGTTGGCTACACTGGTTATGACTCCAGTTAAACAAGCGCCATTACCAAGAAAATAATTACCAGTTATGTTACCAGACGCACTTGCTATGCCTGCAAAAATATTTGCACCAGTTATATTACCTATAACACTGACTAATGTTCCTGTATAATTAGTGGCTGCAATATTGCCGCCTGCATCTATGTCATTGGTCACATGTATCGTGGCATTTGAGTAGATATTGGCCGCGGCCGAAAGTAATCCTCCAGTGAGCAAATTTCCACCAGTTATATTACTGCTGGCGCTGACTGTTCCTCCAGTGGCCAAATTACCACCTGTGATTGTATTTGTGGCACTAACAATCCCTGCAGTTAATAAATTTCCACCAGTTACGTTACCACTGGCACTGGCAGTGCCACCTGTTGCTAAATTACCACCGGTGATTGTTGCTGCAGAAGTTACGGTAGACGAAGCCGAAATCAATCCAGCAGTTAGTAAATTGCCACCTATGATATTGGCCTGCGCAGTTATAACTCCTAGTATAGAAAATGTGTTTGATCCTTTATTGTATGTCATTCCGCCGACTGCATCAGCATTGCCACTAGTATTAAAAATAACTTGAGTATTAGATCCTGGCACTACAAAATTGCCAGTGACATTGCCCACAAATGTTCCAACAAAATATCCATTGGTAACAATATTACCAGTGGCATTGATTGTGCCTTGAGCTGATACATTTCCCAATGTTAAAATATTCCCGCCAACCACATTGCCTGACACTGACACATATGCAGCAGCAATGTTACCACTATAAACAGGTAAAAAGTCTGCCACATTGGCATTGCTATAAGTTGCAGGAAGCCCACTTAAAAATGCGCCATTACCAAGAACATAATTGGCAGTGGAAATATTGCCAATGGCACTGAGTCGGCTGACATATACTCCAGTATTTGCAAAAACTGCCACATTGCTGGTGCCGTTTATGTTAACATTGGCGTTGCCATTGGGGTCAACAATTTGTACAACACTGGTGCCATTTTGTATTTTGGTAGCAGATATATTTCCAAGAGCTGTGATTTGGGCCCAAATCACAGAAGAACCGTTGTAGTTGGCAAAGCAATAGTAAAAATAATCAGCAGTAGGAGCATAATAGCCAATTTCGTCTCCTACCTTACCTATCAACGTTGATGGTGCATCAACTTGCACACGAGCATACAACTCACTGAAATTGTCATTGGTTTTTATAAACGCGGTGCGTATAGGATCGCCGTCACCGTCGTTGGGTGCAGCACCTACATAGATAATCTGTTGAGTCATAGATAGTCGTCCTCTGCTAATATTTAGCAGATTATTATATCTGATCAAAGTAGTTTTATAACAAGTTTTGTATTTTTTCGAACATGAGATTAGCCAGCCGCTCATGTTCTTGCGGGCCAGGATGGGTTAAATCTCTAGCTAAATTTGTCAAGCATTTTAATGAATGGACTGAATCCTCACATGACCATTGAAATACTGGAATATTGTGCCGTTTGCAAAGATATTCACAAGCAAGTTGATTTTTTCTATGATTAAAAAACAAATTTTCATCGTTAGCAATCCAGTTTTTGTAGATGATATTATCATAAAGCGCATGCCCTGGCATCAATACTTCAAAATTATTTTTATCACGAGCAAACTCAAATCGAGATTTTGGTGGCTCGAAAATAACTACAAATTTTGGATTTATTAATGACAGATAAAAATCAAGCAACCTAAACACAGTATCGTATGCAGCACCACATACACCTAGATTCCAAATGTGTATGTCTAATAGGTCGGACAATACTGCAGGCCAAGCTTGATGCTCATTAATTCCTGTACCTTGCGTAAAACTACATCCTAAGGCCATTCCGGCTGGCCTTGAATCAAATTCATCACAACGGAATCCATGTGAATTATGCCTATAGGAAATACAATTTGATTCTAGCCAGCCCCATTTTTCTAATAGATCTTTTTTCTTAGGATTATTAATATGAGATAAAAATAATTTTTCGGAATCCATACCACTCCATTGAGTAGTTTGGTTTGAATACATACTAGTAAAATGATTTGGTAACATTATTAAATTTTAAAAACGTATATATCAGTGAGGGCTAAAACTGCTGCCGCAACCGCAGGTAGTTTGTGCGTTGGGATTGGCTATTACAAAACTGCTGCCGTGTAGGTCTTCTTTGTAGTCTACTGTTGCACCAGTGAGATATTGACTGCTCATTGAATCTACTAGCACTTTTACACCACCGAATTCTAAGTCCCAATCGTCTTCGTTGGCAACTTCGTCAAATGTAAAGCCATATTGCATACCGCTACAGCCGCCGCCTTGCACAAACACACGTAGTTTGAGTTCGGGGTTGCCTTCTTCGGCGATAAGTTCATGCAGTTTTGCTGTAGCTGAGTCAGTTAGTGTCATCATAGTCTTTCGTTGCAAACGTCCCAGTTAATAATTTTCCAAATGTTATCTAAATAACGTTCTTTATCCCATTGGTAATCTAGGGCCCAGACATGTTCCCACCAGTCTACTAACACACAGATATCGGTGCGAACTGCATGGTTGGGTATGGTTTTGATAGTGCCATTGGTGCTTAGATACACCCAACCTGAACCCTGTATTTTCATTGCGATTTCTTTAAACGCAATTTTAAAATCTTCGTAAGTTTTAAAATGTTCTTCGATTAAGGCTAGTACTGCACCTCGAGGACGATTAGCACCCTTGGGTTCTCTCAATTGAGGAAAGAATTTGTTGTGCAAAAAACTACCTGCACGGTTAAAATCGGCATTGCCCTCACCGGCATTGTAGCGTTTGGCATATCCTTTGGCCAGGTGTTCATAATGATAATTTATGGATTCCTTACTCATCACAGGCTCCAATGCCTTTTCTGGATAGGGCAAAGGAGTAGTTTCCAGTTTGGCTGGACGGGTAGAGGCTTCAACTAGATCAATTATTTCACGCATACGGATATTTATCTACGTCTAACAATACGTCCACGAGTTAGATCGTACGGACTAAATTCCATTTCTACTGTGTCACCAGCCAGTACTTTGATATTGTGTTGCCGCATACGACCGTTTAGTGTGGCCAATACAGGTGATTCAAAATTTGACATTTTAATTCTATATGTGGTATTGCGTAAAACTTCTACTACTACCCCTTCCATTTTTATCACATCTTCTTTACTCAATTGAGAACGCTATCTTTCGTAATCTATCCCACCTAAAACTACGCCAACCATTGGCGTTGCAATCCCAAACCACACAAGTTTCTTTTTTATCTGCAATTGCGGGCTTTTCTGTGGCCAGTTTATTTACCGGTTTGGCACCCAGCGACTCGTTTAAAGTGCAAGTCATTGATCTGTGAGTTCCGTCGGCTTTGGTAAATTCAATTTGAGCTTGGCTTTCTTGAAGAACACCGTACAACCAATCTCTTAATTCTTGGCGGCCGGTGTCATCTGTTTCTTGGTACCAACTGCCTTTTTCATCTTGGAGTATTCTCCATGTTTCGCTTTTGTTGAATGCTTCTGGGTCAAATGTCATCTTCTCATCCTTGAAATATCAATGGCTTCTTCATCAGAAAATACAGGAACTGCATTGGATTTATGCATGGTAGCAATACCTTTGACTTTGGTTCCGGTGTACACTTTAGCCGGTGCCAGTGTGGCAACACCTGCTCCAGAATTTAAACTGGGAATATGATTGGTATTACTACGACCAGCTGGTGTAGAAAGTTTGTAAGTTAACGGTTCTGCTTTAAGCGCCCGACTACGTTTTTTTTCCTCTGCATCAATTCCTTGTGCTTTAAGCAGTTTTTTCCAAGATTCTTCTAGTTCACGAGCCTTACGTGCTTCGTCAGCATTACGGAATTTTACTCGACCTTTTTTCTTGCCGGTTAAACTTAGCCAAGGGCCTTCAAGATGCATAGTCATAGGATTATCCTGCTGGTTAATATACCTATATTATAACACAAAATTTGCTCAATGTCAAGCGTTATTTGAATAAAATCAGCGCCATTAGTCCTGCTTGTATCATAAAACCCACACCAATTGTGATGATATTAAGTGCATCTTTGAGTATAACTGCCCGACCAAACATTAAGATCAGTCCTGCCCACATGAATAGCACAATATCCAAATTGGGTGTGCGATCACTCAGTCCAGAAAGCAAACTCAACAATGTCGGTATAGTAGCACAATGTATAATAACTGTGGCCAACCATCCCAGAGTTTCAGCTGAAATGTTAGGCAAATGTTCATCAATAAATTTTCTGAGTCCTTGCACTCCAGATTCAATGTTAGTTAGACCAAATGTCATGATTTATCTCCGTAAAATATGTGATGCCCGATTCGAGCAATTTCAGGTTTATTCCATTGTATGTTTACGTAATCAGCATGATAGTACAAGGCATTTTTCATGCTGGGCAAACGGAATCCTTCTAATAGAACTTTTTTAGCTACTTCTTCGCTTTCGTGCCAAAGAACTCCGTACACTGGTTTTGTTTTGTAGGTGCCTTCACAGTACCATGAAAATTGACAAATGACTTTTTCATAAACCACGTTCTTTTGATAAACTACGCCACATACATCTGCAGGAAAATGTCCACTGGCCACACGATTCATTGTGACCTGTGCCACTGCCACCTTTCCTTCAAATGGCTCGCTGGCTGACTCCCAGTAGATGTTGCGTGTTAAACATTCTAATTGGCGAGATTTTTCTTCTACACTGACATGTGCTAATTGCCATGCTTCGTTTTGACTTTTTAGTGTTGCAAATTGTTTGCTGGTGACCGAAACTACTACGGCCATGACCATACAAAGACTTATTACTTTTACTATTCTGCTGCCCCACCATGCTATAGTGGTGGCAATGCGATTGGTTGATTCAGTCAACTTGTTCTCCTTTACCTGAATTGGTGTTAAGACGGTGCAGATAGAGATTGTGATCTATTGCCGATACGAAATCAGCAGATGTGTTTTCTGCACCCGTAAATACTTAGTACTTGATTAGAATCTGGGCCTGAATGCCTGGTATTTTGGCCTAGTTCTGTCATTATCTACACACTTAATTGATCACTGGAGGCATTGCTTTAAGTTTGTTCCACATCAGTGATTTTTCTTTTAGTTCTGCTTCTAATCGACGATACTGATTGCCAAGTTCTCGAAGTTGATCCCAATTAGCTTCTAATTCCTTGTTAGGGCGTAAAATATTCAGTCGTTCTTCAATGTTTTTTAGCACGCCAGTTAGGCTGACGCCATTGATTTTGACATCGGCACCTTCACCTTGAAGTTCAAGAGTTCCGCTTGGAGTTGAAGTGATAGGTGAGATTGTGTATGTTCCATTGGAAGCATAAACACACTGGTTGGTCGCAGCTGAAATCTGTGTTGCAGGTCCTGGAAATGTTCCTGTGCTGATAGCTAAATCATCCAAATCCATTTTACTTGGCAGTGGTCATGGCTTCTTTTTCTGCAGTGATTTCTTTACGACGTTCTTTGATACCTTTGCTCATTTCCTGCAAAGCTTTGCGAGCACGAGCGGCAGCAGCTTTTACACCTTTGCCGGTAAATTTTTCATTTTCAGCAATGTATGATTCATATGCGGCGACGATTTGTTCATGTTGTGTCATTTGTGTTTCCTTTAAATGTATAGTAATTATACGGCATTTTGCACACTTGTCAAATTTTGTTTAACCAGATATATGCCGACGATTCCACGTGTCCCATATTGTGACATCGTCCCAATTGTGCCGCCAGGTAACCATGAACAAGTTCAAGGTATTATGATCAAACAGGTGCATACGCCCATCATCAATTCGAGCGCGAGCACTTTTATTTGCGTTGATCCAGGCGGTGAATAAAGTTCTAGCCTGAGGTGTTCTTAAAATTATTATAAACATGGCTTCGCCATGTTTGTCTCGAGGTTGGGGCATTTAATGTAGGGATTGGTTGGCAGGGTGAATCCGAGCGAACTCAGTCAACTGCTCAACATATTTAGCAAAGTCATCGTCCATCTCGACTTCTTCGTGGTCGTGCTTGGCTGCAGTTTCATTGGGCACCCCTAGCACACGCATGAGCCCGCCCATGTGAATTTTACTGATACCTTCTCGATACAACACCAACATGAGATGCATGGTAGCTATGCGTATTATTTCTTCTTGTGTTTCTTCGTCGAGCATACAATTAATTATGACGTATTTTTAAATCGTAAAAAATGGCACCGAAGTGCCATGTACGGAGTTAGACAGCAATTAAGCTTCTACTGCTGTCGCTGCGCTGACAGTTTTGGCAGGAGCTTTGGCCGCTTTCACCGTTGACACAGAAACTTTTAATTCGCCTTTCTTGGCAATTTTGGTTTTTTCTGCCAATTTGTTGGCCACTGCATACCCAGCATCACCGTCGGTAATGCCTTGCTCTTGCAAGAATTGCAGAGCCTGCAATTTGGTCATTGCATGTGGAAGTTCGATCAAGTTGATATCTGTGCAACCAGCCTTGTTCAAAATCTTGTGACGGGCCACCAAGTCGTTCGCAAAGCGAGCTTTGGTAGTGCCATCGGGATTAGTTGCTGTGCCTGCTACGGAGAAAGTTTTTTCAGTTGTTGACATAATAGTGTTGCCTTTTTAAGTTGCCTGTTAATAAAATTAATGTTAGTTCTTCTAACATATCTAAATTATAACACAATTGGGTTTGGTAGTCAATCATTTTGTGCTATTTAGATTCTTCAATCTGCCCAAAATCACCGTGCCAGTGTTTGAGCCTGTGATTTGACTGTTTCAATTCCATGGTCCATCATTCGAGCCACACCCGAAAAGCCCACAGTTGACACAATCAAACCAAATACGAAACCATATACAAAGTTCATTTTTGTACGTCCTGAGTTGAAATGTTCATATGGTCCGCGCGGTCTGCAATTCGACCTATTCCCAGTGCTATTGCAATCACAATCACGGCTTCGATAACAAGTACAAATAAAATTTGCATGATATTTCCTTAAGATAAAACTGTCACCCTGTTGAGTTGAGTGGTTGAATTGTCACGGTGAGCTTTGACAGTACCACGGACTTGAACCTTGGCTCCGGTATCAAGTGGAGCACGATAGCTGAAAAACACACTACGGTTTTCACTGTCTACCGCAGTCACAAACCATGTGTTGAAATTTTGACTGTAATTGGTTCTCAACACTTCAATATCCAGGGTGATTTTGTCGCCTACACTGCCTACATGCTGATTCACAGTTTGACGCAGTCTTGAATCTGTGTCTGCACGAGCTTGACCACGGGCCTGACTGGCCGGCAAGCATGGTACCACTGCCAAGGCCAACCGGTCTAGGTTGCTGTCAAACTCTGTTTCCACAGCAATGACCTTTTGCACACTCAAATCAAAATCACTGAGTTGACCTTTCAGGGCCTTGACTGTAAAGTCACCACGTACCCAGTCCAGGCATTCTTGTCCGGCCTGGATGTCACCAGCATCCAACCGATCAGGGTTGGCCAGTAATTCTGCAAACACCTCACGACTGGTACGATATTTGATCACAGGAGGTTCAGCTTCAGTATCCCATTCAGGAGTCTTGACATAGCGATTGTCATTGATACGATGAGCTGCAATAGCAGCGGCCCAGACCATGGCAACGGAGTACTTGGTACCGGGTGTAACTGCACGAACTTTTTGGGGATATTTTCTTGACATATAGTATTGCATGGGTTGCTCCTGTTTTCTTACTATGCTGTTATTATAGCAAATTGGCTATTTTGGGTCAACCGTTTTTATACAAAATCATAGGCGTATTCGCCTTGAATTGGACCGTTGAGTTGTACTTTTCCCACACCAAATTCCAAGGTCAATCTGTCAAAAATATTGTCAGCAGTTGCCTTAGAACAGGCCGCAAACAGTGTGCCAGTATCCCCAAAAAATCCAGCATGTTCGTTGTGATTTAACAACGGACGAACAATGTAAGATACATTGCTTTCAAATTCTTTGTGATCCATCTTAGACTCCTTGTTTCTTACTATACTTCTATTATAGCAAAACGGGTATTTTTGGTCAATCTTTGGGTGTTGTTTTTATGCCACAGTTATTTGGCTTTGTAGGCCTTGTAAAAATGGGGTGCATAGTCTGTATAACTGCAATAAGCCCATTCAACCTTGCGGTCTCTCCACCAAACCTCTCGATGTTCGCCCCGTAGTATATCCACCATCATGGCTTTGTTGTTGCGAGTCACTTGTGATTTGGCCGAGCTTTCGCGTTCATAGGTTGACACACACTTGCCGCTTTTGACTTGATATACCACAAAAAACATTTTACTTCCGGAATGAAACTTTGAATACGTTGAACACCCCGCCCAGTAGAATCATGGATGCCCACGTTTCCATGGTGTAGGGAATTGCCAACACAGGAAAAAGAGTATTCAAGGCCCAAATGGTCAGAAACGGCCCAATCACCACAAGAATAACCACAATTGCTATGAGCGGTAATATGAGTTTCATCATGCTACCTCCAACATATTGGCAGGCACTCTAAAAAGACCGGACCCAGTGTCCACAGTGATGTATTTGATGGCAACTTTCTTAACTGTGCCAAGATAGGTACGACCATTACGAGCACTGGTAAACTTGACCTGACTGCCGGGCATCATGGTTCGTTTGTTGTCTTGAACAAGTTCTGCACGAGCAAACTTCACTGCACCAATGACCTGGTCTAGATCTGCATTGGTGAAGCCGTTAAACTTGATGGCATGAGTGATTTGTCTGATATCCATTACAGTGTTTCCTCTTGAGTTCTTTGTTCTAAAAGTTGTTCCAAAAACGAAATACGAATTTCGTCGCTCACCCCTGTGCTCTGCAGACTGTTGTACAAGGCCAATTCGTCTTGCAGTTCTTCTGTGGTACAACTGTCGTACTTTTCTAAAAAATCCATAAACAATGATTTCATCTGTCCCATTTTAAACTCCTGTTTTCTTAAAATAACTATAAGGTAACCCTAGCAAGAAACAAAGATATTCGTTGTCTCCATTGCTGCCTTCTGCTTCGTGTATCCAACGAACTGCCATGGTACGATCTTTGGCACCTGTCTGCAACAAACTCAACACACGCATTTCAAAATCATGTGCAGACTTTTCTTGGTTTTCTTTTTCTACCTTGTTGTCGGCTTCGATGATTTGGCCCATAAGTTCAAATTGCGAGTTGAACTTGTCAAGAGTCCAGCCACTGTAATCGAAACGTGGGCGAAAGCCATAGGCATCTTTGTGCATGTCACTATAGATTTCTTGAGCCTGTTCTAGCTCTGACAATTCTTCCCAAGATGTTAACATGTCTGCTCCTTGTTTCTTACTATGCTGTTATTATAACCGATCGATAATTTTGGGTCAACCGTTTAGTCTGCTCTTGACCCCATGTATGCTGTAATGCCATGCGCTTTCAAAGTATCAGCATAGGCCTGGGCGCCTGTTTCTTTGATGTCTATACTCTGGGTGAAGCTGCCACCAGGATTCCAAAGTTGGAGTCCACCACCGTATGCTTTGGTAAAACCCACAGTCTTGAGCGCACGGCCCAATTTGGTGCTGGCTTTTTCTGAAACTGTGACCCAGGCAAACCCACAGTATCCAGGCTCGCCGTGTTTAGCAATAAAGTCAGCTTCGGCTCGACGAGCCGCGTCAGTTGCGGTATTGTGAATAGATTTGATGTTGTCAATTGCGATTTGCATTTTGCGTTCCTTTTTACTGTGTATGCTGTTATTATAAACGATTTGGTATTTTTGGTCAACTGTTTTAGTGTGTGTTTAGAGCAGGTGATTGACTGTTGATTAGCTCACGCTCTAGTGCATGAGCAGGTTTGCGTCCACGCACAATGTCAACTAAAAGTACTACAAACGCTTCTGCTCCGTGTTGTCTAATACTGTTGCATAAAGCCCACGCTTTGTTCTCAGTGAGTGCACGGCGTACATGCTTCTGGAAACGCACTTTCAAAGCATTTCGGACTTGGCTACCGCAAACGGTAATACCAATGTATGACTCGTTTGTGTTAGTGTTTACTAACATATAAACGGCATGTTTTGTATCTTGTCGGCGTTTTCTTGTCTTCATGTTAGTATTATAGCAAATGGGCTATTTTGGGTCAACCAAAATAGTGTGGCATTTTTGCCACAAAAAAACCCTGTAAAATACAGGGTTTTTAGTGTTGTTTTTTAACAACAATCAAATTGTCATGGTTTCGTATTCGTCTCGACCACACCCACACTCTGGGCATAGAAAGTCCTCTGCTAAATCTTCCCAGTTGCCTTCGGTTGCTTCATCATGTTTGTGTCCACAGACCACACATACGTGTACTTCGCTCATTATAGTGTCTCCAATTTAGATTGATATGCTTCTGCATGACGCTTTTCTATTTTAGCCAGAGCCGCAAACCGTTTTTCAGCTTTGGCTAATACTGCTTTGAATTCTTCAGCATGTTCTTTTGACTCAGCAATTTGATGTTTTGCTTCATGGGCGACCGCCAAATCACCTTCTTTGACTGCCATGGTTTCAAATTCTGGATACATTGTGGTGAACTCATAAGTTTCTCCTTCAATGGCTTTTTCCAAACATTCTCGAGTTGATGGCTTGCCAATTAGCAATTCTAAATGCCCCCAAGCGTGTTTGAGTTCTTGATCTGCTGTATGCTCAAAGTGTCGGGCAATATCTTCGTGCCCTTCTTCTCGGGCCAGTTTTGCAAAGTATCGATATTTGATGTGAGCTTGTGACTCACCAGCAAACGCCGCTTCTAAATTTGCTATTGTTACAGACATTTATTCTCCTTTAAAATTGTATTGTAATAGTATTTATCTTTGAAATCAATGACTCTAATAGATTTTGATTGAAAATATTTTTATTGGGGCAATAAACAAAATCTATTAGAACCCGCCTACTGTTGGGTTAGATATATAAGTTTTAACAAAATTTGTTTCCCATTCTGTTAATTGTGCTTGGCTAGCACTGGTGCCAGTGTTAACCAACAGATGGCGTGTGTTTACATGCAATTTATTGTTGATAAAAACATTATTTCCTTGCTCAGAATATAATTTTTTAATTGTTTCTTTAAGAATGGCAGAATCCCATGATGATATTTCATCTACAGATTTAACAAAATATGTTCTGCGGTCAAGATGCATTTTATGCGGTACATAAAGCAGTGATCTGTCTGGATGTGGCTCGGATCCGTCTTCATGATGGTGCCACGGCATGATTATGCATGGTACTTTTAACAGATGTGCCAAATGACATAACCCACCTTCATATCCAATGACACAATCACATAACTCGTTTAACATCCATATTTTTTGTTCCGCACCTACAGTATTTTGATTAAACGTTATTACATCATATCCACTGGCCACAATTAAATCAATAATTTTTAGCCAGGTATCTTTGGGATATAATCTGTTAAACGGTATGCCGTTGTGCGGAAGTTCACTAGCCCATAATTGATCTGTGGCCAGCCCGATGCAGGGTTTATTGGTCAGGCCTATTGTGTGATTTTGTTCAAACAATGATATGGTATCTACTGCAAAATAAGGGCTCCAAAATTTACAGTAATCCGAAACTAATTGTTTGGACATATTATGTGATACAATGCAATTTGAGACTGACTCTTGATCTATAATAGTTAATTGATCTAACGAAAAGATTTTTTTAAGATCTCTTAATAGTTGATATTTTATAGGTGCTCGTAAAATAATTTCTTGTTTGGTACTTAACAACAATGATAACAAGGTAATAGTTATACCTAGTCCAACAGCGTCAACTTCATAATCTAACATGTTGTACTTATAAAACAAAAAGCCCACACGCTTTTTACGTACGGGCTGTTCGGTAGGCTTCCATGGCTTTCATCCTAGCTATGAGCAATCTAATTTTTACATAGTCAGAAACGTCTTCTTCCTGCTCATGCACAACTTGACCAAACTCATGGCTTCGACGATTGCGGCCTATTGTAAGAGAATCGTCAATTACAATACTGTTTGGGTTACTTGGTCTTGGCTTCTTTAGCTTCGACTTTCGTTTCACTTTTGACAGGCTTGGCCTCGTTTTTGTGAGGAGCAGCAGGAGCAGTGACTTCTACTTTTTTAGCTTCAGCGACTTTGGGAGCATCAGCGGCCATGGCTGATAGTGTGAAAGCGGCGAATACAATTGCGATAATTTGTTTCATGATTGATCCTTTAGGTTATACGTATTTTTATCTACGTACATATATAACGCCTGGGTCAACAAATTAGTTGACACATATTCGTTTTTTGGTAAAAATATAAATGCCTTCGCTTTTGGTAGCCGACTCGGCACGATTATTGCCCACTCCGGGACGTGTGGTCAGCAACATGTTCACAGTTTGTTGATATTCAAATCCCACTTGCTCACTTATGGCTTTCCATCGATCAACAATTTCAAATTGCTCTTTGCTATTTTTATAATCTGCTATGTTTACTGCATACACACCGTCGGACTCCAAACTTCGATGTATCATTTGTAGTGTGGGTGTGACATACTGTTCAAACCAAGCATCGAGATTTCTATAACGATTCATGCATTGTGTGGGTTCATCGCAATAGGTTTCCAAATTAAAATACGGTGGGCTTGAAAATGCTGCATCATAGTGAGCAGGAGCGGGCCCCATCTCTTCACTGCCACAGTTGTACATTTCATAGCCGGCACCCAGGCCCGAGTCGGTGATCAATTCACCTAGTGCTTGCAATCCTTGATAGGTACGAGTGTTGGGATCTATGCCCGAATAGTGATAACGTAGATTACTGGTCAGTGCACCCAACATACGTCCACCGTAGCCTGAACTAAAATCCAACACACGACCACGAAACACCGGACAGATATATTCCCAGATAGCCTGAGCATTCATGGGTTTGAAGTTTTGTATGGTACCACCATTGACCAATTCCAGTGCAGTTCTCAGACTCCGAGGATGCACTGCTTGATCTCCGTTGTCGCGGAATTTGTAACAAATTTTAATGGCCCGCTTTAGTTTATTATCGTGATTGAAACGTGATCTAATACTCACAGTTGCATTGTTGTTCCATCGAGCATCCTGCATATTGGGAAACCAAAATCGACCAAACGCTGATCCTGCTGATCCACCAATGGCCAAGGTATTATTTTTAACAGATTTACGAGCTGCTGCCACGGCTCGAATCTGTTGACGACATCCTTCAAGACTGTAGTAAGTTATAGGAACAACACCAACTCCGCGATATATTTGAAATGCCGCTTCTTGTATGGCTTCTCGACCAGCATCGTCTGCGGCCGTCCATGCTTGTTTGCTTAGTGCTCGTAGTTGAGCATCCACTGATTCATACCCAGTGTATGTATCAGTAGTGAGGGTTACTCCCCACTCTGCACAAATTTGATCATGGTATTGTTGGATCATTAAAACTCAAATAGGTCTGGGTTGAGTATTGTTAATTTAAATTTAGATTGCTCACGTTTAAATCGTAATTCTTCTTTTTTAGCCAAACGTTCTGATTTTTTGCGTTCTTTTTGTTTTTTTACTGCTTCTTGTTCTTTTTTGATCCTTACAACTTTTTCTTCTTTTGTTTCGACCACATCACATGGAGTACCATCAAATCTGTAATGATATTTTAGTGCGTCTGCACATACAATATTGTTTTCTACTATTGCTATTAATTCCGGATCAGTGCTACCACATAATAATCTTTCTCTACAAAGATCAACGTTGTCTTGCATTAAGTCAACACCGTATGTAGTAGATAACGCTTGTTCAAAGGTACTACCATTTTCCATCTTACGGATAAGGACCTCACTGAGAAACTGCCCATCACCGCAGGAGTTATCTAAAAAAGTTTTAGAAGGATCTGTAAACTGGTCAATTGGTAACTTCTTTAACATTTCACGCACAAGTTCAGTAGGAGTAAAAACCTCGCCTGTGGCTTTTACTCTCAGTTGGTCACGTTCTACTCCGCCCATGTAAGTGCGGTCACGGATGTGATCTATAACTTCACTTAACGTTGGCTTCAACATAATCAATTTCTTCTTGTGTGAGCCCAACTAACTGATATAGCTCACTGTCGGTCCAGGTACGTGTAAAATCTACAACTGGGAATAAATTTTGCAGTGGTTGATTACGTCCGTTTTTATATAACTTGCCAATAAATTTATAAAATTTAGTGTTAAAAACTGCTTTGATGTTCTTTGCAGTATCTTCGTTTTTCACGTATAGGCTTAGCATATCCTCGCCATGTCCGCAGTTGTTATCAATTACCGCCTTGTCAATTGTTGATGTTAGCGGGACCATTACCTTCCATGTATCATGTTTAGAAAATTTAACAGAGGTATAACGTGTGATTGCGGCACTCACGTGATGAGTGTACGGGAAATCTTTAGACTGCGTATCTGACACTCGTTGTTTTTTCTTTAAACCTTGATTGTGGAACTCACAACTTTTAATAAACTCAATTTTAGCAAAAGGGCTTAACTTATTATGTATGGCAAGATTGATAGGCTCGAGTTGGCCAGGCCAGAACTTCTCCTTGGCAATGTTGACAGTTCCAACCAGGTCTTTGGTTTTCTTAGAAAACTTTGCAAAATACAAGTTAGTATCAGTTTGTCGAGGAATATTTTTAATAATAGAGTAAGATACTGTTGTACCTTCTTCAAATGGGCTATCATCTTTGTCAAAGATAACCGCTTCTTCAACTTGTTTCTCTTCAAACACTCGATAGCTGTTATGGATGTTAGTAGATGCAGTTAACCAAGTCGATGGCGTAACTACGGCAATATATCCGTTGTCTTTGGTGACCTCAGCCATTTTATCAACGATCTGATTCCACAACATGCGTTTATCGTTTTTTGGATCTTGGTAGGGAGGATTTCCTACTACTACATCAAATTTCATATCAAACTCCGTTGTTATAAAGTCTCCTTTAACTACAGTTATAGAAGGATACTTACGTTTAATCTGGTTACAGAAAAAACTATATTTGTCATTATACACTATTTTGTCTATAATATCAACTCCAAACATTTCTACCAATACGTCAACTTCTGATCCGTGGCCGCCAGCCGCAATAAGAATCTTGTTGCAATGCTTACTCTTAATAAACCTTTTTAGTTCTCGGTTTAGAAAAATACCAGTCCAAAGTTTTGCATCATCTTTGAGAATAGCTAGAGCATTATTCTCAATGTGCTTTTGTGTTGTGTTGTATTTACTCATACGCACAATCATGTCTAGCGTAGAAATTTCTAATCGATGTGCAAGACGTTTAATTGTGTCTGGTCCGACTCCGTACAATTCTACAAATTCCTTATACATCTCTGCATCGTTCTCAATGAGATCTACGCACTCTAAAAAACTCTCACCTTGGTAATTACTTAACGCAAGGACTGTAGTGGCACTTCCGTTGATCATGCGTACAGCTTTTTCAACCACTGCTTTAAGCGGATCTTTTTTTGCTTTACCGCTAGCAGACTTGCCCGACTCAAAAGTTTTTCCAGTTTCTACAATTTTATCAATCTTAGACTTTTCTGCTTTACTACTAGACGATCGTTTGGCCAATTCGCCAAATGCTTCAATCTCTTCTGACGTTAGATCCTCAATAGTAATGCGAGTATGAGCGTTGGCAATTTCTAATAATTTGTTGTTGTCTTCAAACGCTTTAATAATTGTGTCGGCGTCCATCCATTGTCCGGATACCATATCCTTGATATTAACACTATTCATTACCTCACGAACAGCTTCTGGATAAGTTTTGCCCTTTTGACGGATTAACAAAGCCGCCTCTACTGCTACACTCATTACAGAATTACGAGTCTTACTTTGGTCAAATGCAAAGTCAAAGATGTGACCAAACTTTTTACCGTATCCAGGAGTAAGGCATCGGCTATATTTCTGCATGTAAGGATATACATCGCCGCCTTCTTGCATAAACAGACAGGCTTGGATTTCCGGAATACTATAACTACGAGTACCCATCATGTTAGTGATTATCAACAGTTTGTCTCTGTCATGATAGTAACCGTTTTGCATACGTACTAGTTCTTCTTTGGTTAGTCCCTCTGCTTCTTTGTTATCAGTATAGTCTCCATTCAGAATTAATACCTTGTGCTCGGGACAAGCCTTCTCAATAACTTCGGCTAGTTGATCCATTGCTAGTTTAGAAATATTTACAAACAGCATAGAGTGTTTAATCTCTTCTCCTGCTTGGTCACTAAGGTTAAATCCGTAAAGTGGTTGGTATCCAAAGATATCTTGGAATAGCGCAGAGATAAACTTCTGCTGGCTGTATGGCTTTGCTAAAATTTTAGTAAGATTTGGCAACAGATCCTTATCAAAGTCTTCTAGTAGTTTATTGATACGCCCGCTAAACAGCATATTGTAGAATCGACGCACTACTACATTAGGAATACTAGAATCTTGTTCTACCATGCAGTAAGGGACACTAATAATCTCGTCAATAGCATTTTTACCAAATGCCTTGGCCAGGCGACCAATATTGGTGCCGCTAGCATTAACACGAGTAACCGTTTTGTTTTCTAAGATGTAATCAACTTTTTCTACTTGGCTATCTGTATGAGTACCAAAGTCAGTTTCTTCTAACAATGCAATATGTGTGCCNGCTAGTTNNTTGATCCATTCGTATTTTTCTTCTACCTCTGGATTCAGACTGATAAACACAATAGGCATCTTACCATCAGTAATGGCTTGCTTATACTGATCTTCAGCATCTGTATCTGCCGCATCAATAAAACACATAGATGCAAAGTCTACATATTTTGCACACTCGTCTTTATAGGATGTCTTGACACTAAGGCCAACGCCGTATGCCATAATAAACATAGACTTGTGGCCAAATTCCTCTTGTATTTCTTTTGCAAGAGTTAAGAACAAAATTGTTTTACCAATGCGTGCCGCTAATTCACAAACAAAGTTTGTTACCACTCCTTTTTCTCTAAGAGCAGATATTACTTTATTAATAACAAGGATTTGTACATTCCGCAGATTAACTTCTTGCTTTACATGATCAGGATTAAGTTTTGCCGCACTCTTACGAAGTTTTTTACTGAGCCATTGTCGTATTGGTTCAAAGTCTTTAGATTTAGCAAATTCTTCAATCAGATATTTTTCTGCCGCAACTCGGAACAGTTCGTTCTTTTTGCCAGTTTCCGGGTCTGCAAGTTGTGCCGCAAAAGTCTGTCGGATTTCTTTGTGCAAGGCATAGTCTCGATAACCTGGATTAGGAATTGAGTCTAATAGGTGTTGTTGCCAAGCAGGGTTTTTGGAACTAGTATGTCCACGCATACGACTTGCGATAGTACTAAACTCTGCATCTACTCTAGTGTCCCCAACTCCAAATTCTAAAAAGCCAGTGGCTAACATTGCCTCAATCCGGGCATCGGTGGTTTGGATGTAAATACCTTGGCAGTCTGTTTTAAGACCAAGTTCAACAGGGCTTTTAACATAGCTCATTCTTCATCTCCTAAATCTGCTGAATTAATTTGTTGTTGTTCGAAAGCCAACGCTTCTGCCTCGGTAGCAAAGGTTTCATCTCCAAGTTGCGTCCAACCAGTGAGGCCGCCAGCAAACTGCACTATCCATTCTCCTGGGCAGATCTCTAACACACGAGTTGGGACTAATTCAGACATGTTACCGGCCTTTTGTTTAACATGCATGTATTATAGCAAAAATCACGATTTTTGGTCAACTTAATATGTTGTGTTAAAACAACATAATTATTGTGCAGTTAATGTCAGTGCAAACCGTTGTTTAAAGGCACCTTGCAAACAAGAAAATTCTGCCGAATCATGTAGTCGGCGATAGTGTACCCAATCACCGTCGGTTCTGACAATTTCAAACTCTTGCATATTGGTGGCGACCCACCTTGACCCTGGTTGCATTTTGAGATTCCTTTCGAGGTGTAAATTCTGATTCAATATAGTAATGAGTTAGTTTGGAGGTAATCATGGCTGGCAAATCATAGTAAGGAGTCTCTAACAAGAAATTCACATTGCTTTGTCCCCATGTGCCAGTTCTAAGAAATACGCCAAATGCTCGTCTGTGGTCTGAGTTTTTGGCATCAAATATCACAGTATTCCGACGTGTTAAATTTAAAAAGCTCATTGATCTTCCAAAAAGTTAGTTACATAAAAATTATAGCACGAATACAAATATGTGTCAACTCAGTGCCAACGCATTACAAACGCCAGATAATCCCGTTCTGAATCAAAATAAAAGATATATCTACCAGGAGTGCGTTCCGAACTGATTTCTACTAATTGCCAGCGCCACTCATCATCCAGGCCTGCTTTACACCAGGCCAAAATATATTCAATTTCGCCAAATGGTTTGGCGATTTCGCAGGCGTGATCAAAGCTGACCGCATCACGCAGATAACTAACTGGAGGATCTAACAACATGTTTAGGGTTCGGGGTATTCTTGATCGTAACGGGCATACACACGATCAATTGCGTCGTCAAACAACTGTTGGGGCAAGTGCCATTGATCGTAACTGCGGCCAATATCATTCACATAACGTTCACTGGGGTAACCGCCCAGGGGTTTGTTCATTTCATAAATGAAAAATTGTCGTCCATTTTGACTCAAATTGCGTTTGGTGTAGTAGTGTGGGAACCCTTCAAAGTGGTCCAATTCTTCTTCGCATTGGGGCGTTAGATTCCAAAGAACGCCGGCGCATTGTGTGCCAGTCACAGGAACAATGGTGGCATGAGTATAAAATTCCAACTGCCAATTCTGCAACATCATGGCACCCACGGGCCGTGACCTAGGACAACGTCGCAGCATGACCGCACGATTCATGTTGGCGCCATAGGCAAAATAAAGACGATTATTCAAGATATTGACCTTTTATATACTTATCTGCTCGCACAGTGTCTGTGTCGTAGTAAAGTATGCTATCTGTTATTCCAAAATGATTGCAAAAACTCTGGGCATATCGCATGCCGTGCAAGGCATCCCAGGTGAACTGCTGTTTCCATGCTTCGTATTCTGCCAAACTAATTTTCTGATAATATGTTTCTTTAGTATTGAAAAATTGTTCTATATGCGAAGCAAATACTTGAGCACTTCTTTGTTGTTCAGTCATTGGGCTGTTCCTGCCAGGTGTGATCACCCATGTATTTTACCTGTGCTACGTATTCATAGTGGGTGGGTGTTCCTGCGCTCCAATCAGTAGGGCCATGTGATGTCAAAATCATTTGTTGTTTTCTTGTGTCAAATGCCAGCCAATAACAGTTGCCCATCACTACCTGAAACTGATATTCCGCGGCATACACCATGTCAGTGATATCAAGCCTACGTTTAATATCTGCGGCTTGACTTTCCAACACCGCAAGCAATTGCATGATACGATCATACTCTTGCTGAGCATAGATCCTGGCATGATTGATCATCAGGTCCTTTTGTTTTTCAACAGGAATCAAATCAAATATGGGACCACCGGCTTCTGTGGCATAGGGTGTGATATTGCGGTTAAAAAAGTTCACCACGGTATTACCTGTGGTAATATCAAAACTGTTGCGACCTTTGGCAGAATTTGATTCCATTAATCCCACAGCCCCTCATAGTAACGTCCAAACAGTCTAAAACCGTTTTGAATCCGCTCTTCTACTACTTTCATGCCCTCATAATCGCAAGTGTAAGTATGATTGGGTCCGTCTTCCCACTGGTACATTGTGGCTTTGCCTGTGTCGTCCCAGGCACAGGCCACTGTTTTATGATCAATCTCTCCACTGCTGAATGCCTCTTGCCAAGAATCATCTACCTTGCACTCAAATGCAAAGATCATTTCATCTAGTACCCAGGCCCAACGATCATGTAAATCACAAGCAGTTTTTGGCACGCCGTCTGCATGATAAAAATCAAATGCTTGTTGGCTTTCCCAGTTTTCATGATCCACAGTACGCATGTGTTCGGGCACATCTTCCATGTCAACCATGGGTGAACCGTGTTTGGTAGCTTTCAACTGTTTCAGCATGGGCAGGATGATATCAGCCAGAGTACGGTCCATGTTCCAGGTATCATAGCGGTCAATCTTTACATAGTCGATCCGGGGATGAACAAAATTCAAAAACTTTTCCCATGCTTTGCAAAAAGGTTCTAAACGGTCAACCCACCGGTCGTATTTGTGCCCAGGTTTGTCCTCGTGATTGTAAAACACACTATCATCTTTTTCCCAGAAGCAAACTGCTTTTAGGATAGTGTAAGGGCTGACCCAGTGATGTCGGTAGTTGCTTTTATAAATCTTCATGGTATTGTCCTAAAATAGGGTGCTCGATCAGCATCTGTTATTTCTATATCAAAATGTTGTTTGATCGCTTGATTCCAAGGAACACCTTTACAGTAGATTGATTGAGAATATGCAAAGTCAGCACACTCCTGAATCAACAACGCTGCAAACTTTTCCAGATTCATAAGATCCAACACCGGCGGCTTATAATCACCGCCTCTGAGTGATTCGCAATAGGCTCCAGCTTGCTCAGCAAGTTCATAAATTCGTTTGTGCATTAATCACTCCATTTTAATATAAGCCAAAAATACTTGGGATTGGTTTCATCAATGTCAAACCAAACTTGGCGATCTTGTTTGCGAACACACAGACCTTTGGCAGTAAAAAACTCTATGGCAAAATCCAACAGTTTGTCGTTGTTGCGTGGATGTTTAAGAGTTTCTTCTATGGCACCTGTTTGATGAGCATGTTCGTGAAACTCATCCAAAAACTCATCTACTATATAATCATTGAACCAACCAGGCGCATCTCTAAAACTAAACTGCATTACCAATCTCCATTGTCTATCCACACTCGAATGGTCAGCCCTAAAAATCCCACACTCCAGGTGTGCTCATTGGGGCCAGCCCATTCGTTTGCTTCTCTACGCCACCAAGGTAACACTTTCCACCACAGTGGATTCAGCGATAAAATAACACTGACACCACTGTGGCGAATCCATTTAAATATCCACATACTTGATCGCAAAGTTGTTGGCTCTGGCTTCATATCCATGATATCCTCTTGGGTTGCAGACCACTCGTGTNGTGCCAACCATGTAGTCAAACTCATCGTGCATGTGCCCATGAGTCCAAAGTACNATCTCAGGCGAGTCCAAAATTAGCTCACTGAGATCCGACGCAAAGCATCCATTCATGATGCGATCCCCACGATACTGCGGTGCGATACTTTCAAAGGTCGGAGCATGATGGCCCACTACTACAACATTGGCATCGGTTACATTATTGGCACGACGATTGTCTAACACAAGTCGGATATAATTGACCATGTCATCATGCTCCTGCAACGCATGCACAGGCAAAAACTTCCATGAATTTGTATCATTGGTATTTTGAACACCGCGATAGTCATTCATCATTGAGCCTGCGGCTTGCAAGGTAACAGGATCACGTCGGTTAAAATCCGTCCATAGCGTACCACCAATAAATGTAAAGTCACCAAAATGCAGTGTGCCGCGATCCAATAAGTGTATGTTGCGAATGTTTAGACCATCCAACATGTTTTGAATATGCTCACCACTTTTGGCATAGTTACCATTGTAGTGTTCATGGTTGCCCATGATGTAAATGGTTTCTGGAAACTCAAAACTCACACGCTGAAAGAAGTCTTTGACTTCGGGAGTTAATTTTTTTGCCACACAAATATCACCGCCCAAGATCAACACATCAGCCGACTGATCATTTTTTAAGATGATGTCGCCGAATTCAAGATGTAGATCTGACGTGATTGCTAATTTCATTTTTTATTTCGTTTTTCCATTGTGCGATAATTTCAGGATCNCCGCCGTCGATATAAGCACCCAAATGTGGAAATCTTGACTGGAATGCTTCGGCAATTTCTGTCAGTGTTCGACCTTGGCANAGAAATTGATTTGTTTCACTATTATAGCAGTAAATGATATTTTGGTCAACCTCTATACGCATACCTATGTTNTTGTCCTGTTCGGCCAATTCTGATTCAATTCTTTCACCAATTCGGCTCACTGCCCAATTAAAAAATGCCCAGGATAAAATTATGCCAATGCCCACGCCAATCACAATATCACCAATGCTGAATTCCATATTATCCCCCCAATGCTTTATTTACATAGATCAATACTTCGGCAAGATTCCAAGAGAATATAATGCCATCAAATAGATAACTCCAACGGCGGTCTGTGTAGTCAGAGTTCACTAACCAATGCCCGGTTAGCATGACAATAATAACATTTATCAAAATCATTGTTGAGCCCGTTGTGCAAGATATTGTTCACTTTCTATCCACCCTGTGCGGGTCAAAAATCCCCAGTCTCGTTGTTTGGGACCTGGAACAAATAGTGTCCATGTATCAACGTCAGGATCTATTTCTATGCGATGATAACTGGTTGCACTACTAAATCTACAGTGCCCAGGCCCACGCCAGGCTGCAATTTCTGCTGTCTTTTGCCCATTTTTATTAAATTGTGGAATCCATTCTGTGTATCCACCTTTTAGGATTACGGTAAAATATGGCCACGGATGATCATGCACATCATCAGGATCTGACTTTAAGAATCGATGTAAAAATACGTTAAAAGGAAAATATGTACGATCTTTTAGGAAAACATAATAACGTTCCAAATAGGGTTGATCATTGACCCGATCCATGATCACACGTTTACGATCTCTACGTTCCAACCAACGAAGTATGAAATTATTTGACATGTTTGATAAATTTAAAAAGATTGATTTTATCACGTGGTGTCCAGGCAGTGGCTTCGGGTCCGCATATTTTTGGATCAATTCTTGCGGCTGAACAAGAATGATAATAGCCTTTTTGCTCTACACCAATCACTGGATTAAATCTGGGTTCCACCCAATCTAATGCACATTCAAATGCAAGTTGATTTTTTACAAGTCGAGCCACAAGCCCGGCACGATTGTGTTTACAGTCTATACAAAGTAGTTCTTTGTTCATATAACTCCTGGCTAAAACTGTATTTTACACTATTAGTGATTTTTGGTCAATAAAAAACCCTACATTGTGTAGGGTTTTTACAACTTCCTAGCCTAAACTAAGAATTACACCAAGCCCATAGCAAGTGCCCGATATCCTGCGGCAACGACCTTGCGTGAAGGCTTGCCAATTTGGTATTCTGATACCATCACACCATTGCCAGCCTTACGGGTATTGCAATACACTGCAAAACCAGCGGAACGGATTCTGCTGGCTTCAGCAGAGATATTCTTGATACCAAAACGCTTCTCAGCTTGAGCTGGAGTAACAGTTTCACCACTGTGCAACGCTGTGAACAGTTTGTAGGTTTTTGTTTTTGGACTAAAACGAGTGATCATAATTTAAGTTTCCTTTTCTAAGTTTAAAATAACTGTTTACTAACAGTATGATGTTAGTATAACACTTCTGCTGCATCTACGCAACAGTTTTAGAACCGAGTTTAACCATAAATAACAATAAAGGTTGACTTACTTCGATGACACAATATACCATATACGCTACCGCTGCCAACACTGTTGGAAATATCGTAACCGTCAATTCCGTGGGCAATATGTTTTCGGGCTTGCCCATTGTGTTTTCGGGCAATACATTTGGTGGTATCACTGCAGGTGCCACCTACTACATTGGCGCAGTGATTCCAGGATATCCCACCAGTACCATAACACTGAGCAGTTTACCTGGTGGCGCAGTGTATGCCGTTAGCAATGCCACTGGTAATATGACTGCGGTGTTTAGTTCAGGTGGCCAACAGATTATCAATACTGTGCCGCCTGGTGAATCATTAACTGATGCTTTTACGGCAGTCAACGTAAACTTTGATCAATTATTTGCTGCCGGCCCTGTAAACAGCAATATACAAATTGCCAACAATACCGTTTTAACCACCAACACCAATGGCAATATCAATCTGGTGCCCAATGGCATTGGCGCAGTTGTGGTCAACTCATCTGTGATTCCAGATACGGCCAACATTAGAAATCTAGGATCCGTCAACAATAGATTCAGTACCATTTACGCTCAATATTACAACATGAGCGGGAACCTAACGCCTGAAAATATCAACACTGGTAATTTAACTGCGTCGGGTTATATATCTGCAGTAGGTAATATCACAGGTAACTACTTCTTCGGTAACGGTAGTCAATTAACTGGCGTTGTAACCAGTACCGGCAACATTGGATTCAGCGGTGATGCCATTTATGATCTCAATGGCATCTATTTAGAAAATGCAGACCTAACACAGGGTGCCACGGCCGCAGTTGTAATCCCTACCAATGGTAGTTCTGATCCTATTCAAGTAAACAATACCTATGGTAATATTGCTTTGCAAACAGGTGCAGGATCAGGTATAACTGCAAGTTGGTCATTTGATAATACTGGTAATTTAACTTTGCCCAGCAACTCAAGTAGTATCAACTACGCCAATGGTCAACCTTATGGTGGTAGTTCTGCTGCGGCAGGTAACGCAGGTGATATACAAATTAATGTAGCAGGCAACATTGGTGCTGACTCTACTCTACGCTATGTTGACAATGGCGGTGAGATGACCTTGTATGCTGATTATCTCAATGCTCCTGGCGTCTTTACAAGCGATATCTATGCTGGTGATGGCACACCTAGCAATATAACCTTAACAACAAGCTATGGCAACGCAACTTGGACCTTTGGCACCACCGGTAACTTATCTATTCCAGGTGCGTTAAATCATTATGTTGTTGACAACCTTGCTAATTTGGCAATTAATTCTTGGACTCCTATTCAACTAACCACTGGCGATGGGGTCAATACTGGATATCAGAACTGGACATTTGACAACGCTGGCGAATTAACATTACCAAGTGGTGGACGCCTAGGCTTTGCTGGCAAGGGCTGGACTGGCCTAGATGGTGGCAACGGTAACCCAGTCAGTGTAACCAGTTTCTACGCCAATGGCTTCTACGCCGGTTGTGTAACCAACAACCCAGATGGTAATGTAATCATCAACACCTACACCGGCAATGGCCTACAAGGTAACTGGACCTTTGACAACACTGGTAACCTAACTACATCAGGCAACATTAGTGCTGTAGGTAACATCACTGGTGCTTACTTGTTTGGTAACGGCAGTCAACTCACTGGTGTGGGTGCAGCATCGGTTCCTAGTCAAAATATTTTGCCTACAATACAATCAATTATAATTAGTAATACCAGTAGTGAATACGAAACCAGCGGTGGATCAGGATACGCCAATGTATTGGTGGCCAATGTGGCCCCGGTCATAGAATATGGTGTTATTGTTACTGCCGGTAGTACCGTTGACAAATATGTTGCTGGTAATCTTGCTAATATTCCTGGCACAGAACAAATTACAATTAGCACCGGCACATCAGACCAACCATTTACTGTATACGCCTATGTTACTACCAATGCAGGCACATATTATTCCGGCCCCGAGGTTGGATTTTCAGGTCTATGTTTACTAAAAGGAACAATGATCAGCCTAGCTGACGGAACTTACAAACCAATCGAAGATATCAACAATGGTGATTTATTATTGACATGGAACTTTGATCTAGGACAATATGCACAAGCCCGACCATTATGGATCAAGCGTGGCGAAAGTGGAACTCGTTATAACAAGCTAACATTTAGTGACGGAACTACACTGCGTACATTTGATCAGCATAGAATCTTTAACAAACAGGCCGGCGCATTTACATATCCAATGAGTGATGATACTCCAATTGGTACCGTCACAGTAAATGAGCACGGACAAGAAATTACCCTGGTTAAACGCGAAATAGTTTGGGACACGATTGAGCACTATAACATAATCACCGATCACCATATTAATCTATTTGCCGATAGTGTATTGACCAGTTGCCGTTTTAATAATATCTATCCTATTACTAATATGAAGTTTGTTAAAGACAATCGTCGGCTACGCAATCATAATGAGTTTGTTGGTATAGATCAGCGTTGGATTGATGGTTTACGATTAACAGAACAAACTATTGCTTTAGCCAATATTAAACAATATATTGCTCGTTTAGAACATAACGAAATGAGTTTTAGTTTGTCAAAAAATGAATTAAAGGAAATAGCATGTCAGTAGGAATTGAAATTGGTGGTGGTATCAGCATAGGCGGTGGCATCAGCGTTGGAACCAGCAGTATCCCGCCTGGCGGAATAGTTCTGACCTTTTCAGAGTTTAACCAAGGTGGGTTGAACCCCGGTCAAGACATCCAAGATCAAACCGGCTCATTCAACCCACCTGTAGGGTTCACCATCAACGACGGCGCAAATATCAGCGGAGTCGGCGGCAGTGGTGTTGAGATGAGCAACTTGACACCATCTGATGACGCACAGTTTGCGGCCAATCCAAACAGTATTGGTTACATCTGGAATGTGTATTGGGCAGCCGGCAGCACCTACACTACAACCCCAGTGGCCATGTATTACAATGGTGCTAACACAATAACTTTTTGGATACTGGACCCAGCCAATCAGACTGTTGCTGTGCCTAGCGGAACATTCAATTATCCGGCTACATTTGTGTCCACGTCAACACCAACCAGTTTCAATAACTAAGGACCAACATCATGAATCAATATCACGCAGATCCAAAACCCACCGATCCAGGATTCTGGGAGTGGAAACGAAATAACTTACCTAAAAAATAAAAAGGAAATAAATCATGAGCTTGTCAGGAATCATAATTGAGGGCGGAATCACCATAGGTGGTGGTATCAGTATCGGAGCAACAAGTAGTGTGTCATTTACAATAACATCAGCTAGATTAAGCGGCCCAAGCGCATATGGTGCCACATTCAGTAGCGTAACCACCAGCGGATTCACTATAGATAATCCAAATATTGGTAACGATCTTTATCCAGCATATTCTGTTAACATCACCGATGACGACAGCGACATCATTGCGGCATTTAACACAGCAGGCGAATTATATACACAAGAATATCCAGCATATATTTGGACAGTTTCATGGGGCCCTGGCAGCACATACACCAACTTGGCACAGGTAGGCTACAACTCTGTCTCAAAATTCATTAACATGATTCCAGTTGATCCAGGCTCACCTTGGTCAACTCCGGGTGCCAGCGGTTACAGTTTAGCAGGAACATTTACGTTCCCAGCCACATTTACTGCCTACTTACCGCCTATTGCCAAAGGTGGCTGGTGCTAATTGATTACAGTAAGACCTGCT